TACAAGAAGAAAGGAGGTAGATGGCGACTAATCCAGCGATTAAGAGCGGCACAACAACTTTAACCCATTTAGGGGCGGACTTAAGCCACGAAGAAAGTAATTCGATCACTTTTTCCATTTGTCAATAAGTTTTGATAATAATCTGTAAGGTAAATAAACACACACTGCAAACAAAACGACAAGCATTATCCAAAATCCCATAACGATAATATTTTTCGCAATATAAGCAGATTCTATAACTTCAGCAAGCGTTTGCCAGTTTTTGTAAGCCAGTTTTTAGCAGAAGAAATGCCTTTGTCAATTCTCCGACCGAATTCAGCTGTAGTCTTAAAAAACAAATCAGCGGAATTTTTAGGAGCGGCAACACCTGTAATTCTTGAAAGCTCATTAGTCAACTCCTTTTGGAAATTATCCAAAGAAATAGATGAACCTTGATTGCGAGCAAGAACAGTCTGAGCGGCAACCATAAGAGGTCGCATTTTTTCCGTAGCTATCTGAGCGGCAATCAAATCGTTTGTAACCTCTAAATTTGACTGTTTAAGAACCTCTGTAGCGGCTTGCTTCTCCTTAAGAGACGCAGACGCAAGAACATCTGAAATTTCAGCTTCTGTAAGGGAAGCCTTAATAGTGTTCAATTGCTCCTGCGAGGACATCAAAGACCATTGATATTGGGCGGTAGTAATAGCAGCGGAAGTATTAAGTATATCCATCTCGCCCTTACGAAGGTTTTGATCAAAGATTTGAGGAGAGTAGGAATTTTGAATATTCTTGCCTGTAGCGGCAGCGCGGAAATCATCTGCCTGAGCATTAAGAAGATCAATTTCAGAAGGTAACTTAGCCATTCCATAGATCATATTAAGCAAGGAAGAAGGGTCAGCAGGAGTAACAACACCAGCGGCAGTATCGCCCGAAGGACCATTAGACGCAACCGAAGCGGAAGCGGCAGGAGTAGCACCACGACCATACATTAACGCAGGATTCAATCCAGCTTCTTGATACTGACGAACCTGAGCCTGAGGACTCTGATACTGTGTATAAAAATCCTCTTGCCACTGACGCGCCATTTGAGCCTCAGCAGACTGAAATTCACGATTGATTTGAGCCTGTTGAGCGGAGAAACCCTGAGCGGCACGTTCGGCGTTAGTCTGACCACGACCAGTAACACGATTCCAAAGACTTTCAACACCTTTCCAAAGACCGCCTAAACCTTTACCGATATTGCGGAAAAGATTTTTATTATTCTCCATAGAACTATGATATTCTACTTTCATAAAATATTGATTTATTGTTATGTGTCAAAGCGCACTATATTATCAAGTATATATAGTGCGCTTCGATGTTCGTACTAGAGAACATCGTCTTTTGAAGATGACACGGATTTAGCAGCAGCAGAAGCAGCGGCGGCAGCAGCAGCGGAAGCAGCGGCGGCAGCATCAGCCTTAGCCTTAGCAGCCTTACCAGCAGCAAGAATTGCACGCTGAGCGTCTATAGCCTCGAAGGCATCAGACACACGACCAGTTATAGCGTTAGGCTCTTCAATGGAATTGAAATCAGCGACAACGCCAGTATCTTGAACGGTGTTTGTCTCAATAGCCTTATTAAGGTCGGTGGCGAGAGAAGGAACATGTTCCTGAATATCACGAACTTTGTCGAAATTACATTTTTGTATCATAATTCAAAGTAAATTTATCAAATAACAAAGAAAATCCAAGGGGACAAAGCCCCTTGGAATGGAAAATTATAGACGGCGACCACCTGTAGGAACAGTTTCAAGATGTGTGTTATGAGGATCGCCAAGAGTAGGTATAGTATAGGCAGAAAGGACCGAAGTCTTGCGATATTGAAAGAAAATATCAGCCCAAGCACCGTAAGAAGAAGGCAACGAACTACCAGAGGCCGCAACATCATCAAGATAGTCAACAGGAATTTCCAAGAACGAGGCACCAAGGGCAGTATTAGGAAGAGTGCCAAAAGAACGCTTAAGAGCAAAAGCAGAAAGCGATTGACCATCACAAAGGCCACCGTGAACTTCATCTTCCATAAATTTATACTCTGCGAAACGCTGAGTATAACCGAAAGTTTCCATTTCATCCATAGTATTGCCATCTACGCCGACATTAGCCAGTTCAGCCTTATAAATAGGTTGATCACCAACACCTTGAAGCAGAGGAAAAGCAAAATCACCAATCTGCAACCGGAAGAAATCACGGTTAACACCAGTTGCATAAACGGCATCGGGGACGATAGAGCCGATAACCATAAGGTAACCGAACTCTGTGACTGAAAAATCACCAACAAGGGAAGATTTGTCAGAACCGATAGGAGCGGAAAATTTAGAACCTACAGAAGTGAAAGGATTCGGGGAACCGTCACCGACAACATCGCCCATATTGTTAGTCTGATAGACCGAATGATTATAAATAACACTCGAAGAACTACCTAAATAGATAGGGCGCTGTATAACAGCATCGGAAGGCATAACACCGAAATGAGCCTTAATTTGGTCGGCATACCTATTACCAGCAATATTATTGCGCTCCAACCACTGTTGCAAAGAGTTCGCAGCACGGAGGGAAGCAATAGTAAAACTACCACTATCATTGGCAACATCAAAAGACAAAGAGGCACCTGTGCCAGCCTGTGGAAGAGGGGTAGCATTTGTAAAATAATCACGAGCCCAGTTACGCTGACGAAGACTGAAAAGGTCAACACCGTCGGCAAATTTTGTTGCAGTACCATAAACAAAGGAATCACCGTTGACACCTTGATAAGGAAGATTAGCAACCGAAATAGAACTAGCCGAAGTATTTATCGGAACAGCCTCATCAAATAAAGGCTTCTGAATCCGAGAATCACGGTACCAATCATCGTAAATCTTATGATAAGCCATAAAGCGCAATATGTTATTAATACGCTGACGGGTATTAGCAGTACCTTTATAGCCGAGATAATCAGCAAGGGAACCACGACCAAGAACAGAAGCATTTTCAGCAGGAACAACACAGAAAGGCAGTGTAGAGCCAACAGAAATAGCGGAAGGGGCATTGTTACCAGTAGGAGAGGTCATAAACTTCTGCCAACCAGCATAGAGGAGGCGACAAGGAACAAAAAAGGCCTCCATCTTGAAACGAACACGACCGTAGAAATCAGTCGCCATAGGGGGCAACTGGATCTCGAAAGCAGAACCAACGCTAACCCTATCGCCGGGGATAAGAAGGTCGGTCATAACAGGCACGAGTTGACCACACTTAAGTGTGAGCATATTTTCGTGCGACAGATCGAAACCGGAACGGTTAGGAACCTGTATCGGCGTAGAACCGAATAAATTGCGATTTGACATATAAATTAGAAATTAAATTTGGGATTTGTCGTAAGAATCACCTAAAGCCTTTCGTATCTCTCTTTCTCTGCATAATCTTTCGCTATCATTTTGCAAATCAAGTATGTGAATGGCTTCAGATAGCGTGCAATTCCTTTCGGATTGTATTCTTTCCAATGCACTATCACGAAATTTGTCAGACTCCTGATGTAGATAATCAGCAACTTTGCGCGATAAACGAGTTTTTTCACCATAAATCTTTGTCTTGTAATATCTTGGCATCTTGTAGCCAAATTTTCCAATAAAAACGCGAGAACGGTCGCCGACACGCTGATAATAACGGCCTAAGCGAGGGTTAATAGAGCAATCAGCAGCGAGGTGATAATCTTTCATACGTTCAACATATGAAAAACCAAATCCTTTGCTTACAAGATGAAAAGTTGGCTTAACAATACCTTGAACCTCATAAGGATTCTTGAAAAAACCTTTGGAGCAATATTTAGCAACGTAACGAGAAGCACCACCACAATTATGGGCAGGAATCAACCTATAAGTAGTGAAGCCAAATGTTTTGTTCCAATCTGAAAGCAACAAACGGAATTCAATTTCATCAATACCAAATATGACACCATGATAATGAGGTCTTAAAGTACGAGGGCCATACTCAGAGGTTATAAAATATTTGATACCTGCCTTCGTCTCGCCTTCCTTTCGAGATAACCTCGTGCGAAACCTCTTAATCCAATCTTGTACGTGTGACTTACACACCGACTGATATAAACGACCGCTATCACGGTCACAAACAAAAGGCACGCAATCATTATTGTAAGTGAGAGTAAAAAAGTAACCATAACCATAATTATTAAACTCTTCCTGAATACGAATAGACCATGAATTCTGATAGTCACGTAAGCACTGAAAGCACTTACCACAGGGAACCGCAACACGGCGGATTCCTCCGGACGCATTGGGTTCACTGATTGTAACGGTAAGCGGGTTGTAACACATATATTAACTAACTATCAAATAGTTCAACAAAACGAGGCTCAAACAACTTAGATTGCTCACAATAAAATTTGTCAGCATGACGCCTGTGGGCGAAATACTCACAAAATTCACGTACATCATCGGCGCGTTGCTGTGTCCAGTATTCAGATTCTGCCTTAGCATAAATTTCCTCATTTATCTTAGATATTAACGTGGGAGTGCACAAATCAACAGGGATTAAACCTAAATCGATAATCATTCCTGCAAGAACTACGTTTTCACGCAATAAGTCGCCTAACATATTCGAGCAACGAATTATATGACCACTGACGAAAGAAATCCTTATCACTTACGATAATAGCAGACAAAGTGAAAGAATTGTCACCTGAAATAGAGAAATAAGAAGCGACAACATGATAACGGCGGGATAGCCAAAGAATGACACGTGACGGCCATTCAGATGAAACGTAAGGCGCATCACGCACGACCTTAAGACTTACACGAAGGAGTTCATCTGCCTTGAAAGGCTCAAAATCAAGAGTGACTTTGTTTAAAGTTTTGACCATTTGACAATAATTTTTAGTTAATAAATGTGTTCTAAGAGAAAAGAAAGACGTTGTTAAACGGGCACTTTAACAAAAATTTTCTTTCTTTCATCTTATTGGACGCAATATACGAAGAAAGAAAAGAACACGCAAGAGCATTCGACCTTTTGACATTATTTTATAGTTTTAATAAATAGAATTATTATGATATATTTTTATTAAGATACAGGACGAATGCTATCGAATAGCGGAATAATTGGTTTTCATTGAAGACATTCCTCAAACTCCTTGGTCATCAATGACCAAAAAAAATTGCACTTGCAAGCGTGCAAGCACAATTTCTTTCGTTCATTGATGCCCTCGATAAGGGGCTGACGCCTCACGGCGAGGGCATCAAGAAAGTTGTCACTTCGGCACCTGAGCGAAAAGTTGACGATTGGATACATCGGCGTGCTGTTGCCGCCTGTGTTCCAGCGGCCGCAGGGGCGGCCGCTTCTTGGGATACGAGCGGCCTTGCGGCCTTGGTTGTCGTGGCGGAATAGGGGAGAGAGCGCACGCGAGCGGATCGGGTCACAGAAGTCCGGACATAAACAGACGTAACGAGATGTACCGAAGTCGTGTCCTTAATCTCTCTTGTCTGTCGCCGTTCCACCTCCAATTGACGGATAGCACTACAAGAAGAAAGGAGGTAGATGGCGACTAATCCAGCGATTAAGAGCGGCACAACAACTTTAACCCATTTAGGGGCGGACTTAAGCCACGAAGAAAGTAATTCGATCACTTTTTCCATTTG